TATACAAAGAAAAAAACAAAAGTATAATTATTTCTTTTCTTCCAAGTAAGTAAGTTAACTAAATGTATTACTACATAAGTACACAAACTTATTTTAAGGAATTTAGAAATTTGTTCTAACTATCAGAGTTATTTCTCTTGTGAGAAATAGGGGTTACAGGACGACTCAAAATGATATCATTTAAGTGCATAGAAAGTGCCTGTAATTGGTATTGGAGGAAATGCAAATAGAACATTTTAATATGTGGTTTAGACATATCATTTGTTGCAAAAAATAAGAATAAATCATGTTCATAATAAGTTAATTTAATATAATTTTGTACATATGGTTCTTCAACAGTTAATTGAATAATTTCACGAAGTGAATTAATTACATCAAAACCCTTTTCAGGAGGTTGAAAACATTTCATTAAAAAATCATGAAATGATTGCAAAGTTATAAAATAACCTGCTTCAAAAACAGTATTGAAAGAACTCATAATTTATGATTTATAGGCTTATTGCTTACATTTCGAGCCTTAGGTTTTATCTTAGTTTGACAAACATTAGATAATAGTTGATTTGTTTGATTTAACAAACTTGTATGTGCAACTCTTAATTTCATTAATTTTTCTTTCATAATTCTGAGTTGCTCTTCTGCATTTTTGGATTTTGGTTTAATCTTATGGTTGATATCATGATTACCATTAGATAAGAATTTATTATATTCTTCTTGATTAGTAATACCAAGTAAATTAGTTTTCTTATTAGGTTTTATATTACCATTAAGAGAATGCATTTGTTTATTAGTAGGACCTTCACCACCCCAAGTTGTTTGTTTCTTTAAGCGTTCAAGAACTTTAGTATAAACATCTATTTGATCTAAAATTCGTTGTTTAGAATGTTCTTCTGTACCAGGTAAAGATTGTTTAGCATCTTCATAAGAAAAATCAGATTTACAATCTTCATTATCTTCGATTTTAATATCAATTTCATGATGATGATGCTTACAAACAGTACAGTGTTGTGGTATATGAATAAATTTACCATCTCTGTCTACAGCATCAATTGCATTAGCATGATTCATAAGAATAGATTTTTGCAATTGTAAATTTCCATTATTTCTAATAGAAACAGTACCACCGTAAGGATTAACAGATTCATATAATTTATTAACACGAACACTTAAACGAAGTATAGAAATACTAGGTGAAAATAAAAGATCAAAGACACCTCCTTGAGAAGTATCTACACCTAAAGAACTGACAGTACCAGAACCAGCAGAATAAGGACCATAGGTAGCAGGAGTAGGGATTGATTGAACAAAACCACCCACCATAGGACTAGTAGCAGAACCACCAATTGAATTGTTACCAACAGTAAATCTGCCTCTAAGTTGAAAACCTGTATTAGTAGAAGTTAAAGTAGGAGCACCTGCAACAGGGGATACATAAGTACCTGAGCGAGCGCTACCAGTTAAACCAGCACTTGGACCATTTAACCAACTACAAACTGAAAAAACAGAAGTTGCATCGTTCGTAGTTGCAGAAGGTAAGACAGGAGTAGTAATAGTACTACCAGTATCAACATCTATGTCGTAATCATAAACACCTGGAGACCAGACACATTGAGTAGATTGAGTAGGTGTAGCAGCAGAACACATAGGTACTGTGTTATTTGTATTAAATAAGTCATAATTATTAGAGCTCAAATTACCAAAGAAAGCTGCATTGAGTAAAGGTCCACCACTAGGTAAGACAGGAAGTAAAGTGGAAGATCTGGAAACGATAGTTGAAGCTAAAGTAGATGAAGAATAAGTATCATTAGTAGAAATAAATTCTCCTTCACAATTAAGTTCAACTTGTAAATCATTACCAGAAGTAATTGTTGTATTAGAAACACACATAACTACAAAGGTTCCAGGTAAAAAATTACGGCCATTAGAATTAGCAGGGTTTAACCAATACTCGTCTTTGAGAGGAATTAGAGGACATTTTGCTTCAAAAGATTTAAAAGTTTCTTCATTTTTAAAACCTACTTCATCTCTAGCACGTTGTAAATTTGTAATACCAGTAGAACCAACTAACCAACTAGCTTGAGGATCAGGATCAAAGAAAGCACCAAAAGAACCACCAATAGCACTATTTGAATAAGAATCAACTTTACCTACTATTTTATGATAGGCAACTAATTCTTTACTAGAAGCTAATTGAGCAGTTTCTTCATCAAATAAATTATTTGCAGTTAAAGGAAAAGTTGCTAAAATTTGACCTGTAGTATAAGTAGCAGGACTAATATCCATTATAATTACACTAGAAGCAAAAGGTTGATGAGTTAATGAAGTATATTTATTTGTAGATTTAATACGATGATTTTCATTTTGTTCAACTACAGGAGGTAAATCAAGAGGATTTGGTTTTGTTATTATGACATCACCTTGAACTTCTTTCAATAAAGCAAGATTAGGATGAATACCAGAAGTTTTAAATTTAGCTCTTGATTTAAGCATAGAAGTAGTTTTAGAGACTACATCTGGACCTAATTGAGTTAAATCACCTTCTTTAAGATCTTTTAATTTCTTAATATTTTTCTTTCCATGTTCATAAAGTGCTTTACCACCTTCTATAGCTTTATCAATTGATGGTTCTTTCCAAAAATCTTTAACCCAATTAACACCTTTCTTAACATGACCAACAAGATCTTCGACATGATGTAAACCGGGAATATGCTCTTTAGCAGCATTCCAAATGGATTTACCCCAATCAAATAGACCATTAGGTTTAATTCCTGTAGCAATAGTGTTGAGAACAGCTAAATGAGCACGAGGAATAACAGCAGATTTAAGTTTATTATTTAATTTATATGAGGTCAAAGGAGTTTTTAAGACTTCTTGTATTAAACCTTTATTTGTAGAATTTTGTTTGGTCATTATGAAACCAATAAAGAATAAATATCACTAGAGTGATATTATTTAAAACTGATTAATTAAACGTGTTTTAAATCGGTTAATAAAGTTCAGATAATTCGAAAACTAAATCAACAGTATTAACATCAAATTCTTCTGGGCCCTTAGTTTCAAGACCAAACAATAATGTTTCTATTTTGGAGTCAGATAATTTTAATGAACGTAAAGAACTATATGAAATTTTATCTTCCATATTTTTCTCTAAACGTAAATCATTATCATGTTTTTCCCATATATAATCTATAAAATAGTCTATAGCTTGTAAGTGTTTTTTAGAGGTGTAACACAATACGCGCATTGCACATAATTTTGCAAGTGTCAAGCGCCAGCTATTATTTTTCCTGTAATAATAAAGACCCGCAAATAATTTGTCATAATTAGGCACAAAAGTATACATTCCATATGCAGCGTTGTACTGAAATTTAAAATTTAAAAATGTGCTTTCAAATATTGAACCATAACTTTCAACTTCCAATTGAAAACCTAGTTCCTGTGCACTAATTACATAATCATGTGGTTTTTGCCAAATTGGAGAATCTTCTTGAATTGAGTCATCTCCCATATTTTCACGAGCAGTATCTTCATGTTTATCTAATATTTCCTGAACAGAATTTGAAGATAGAGCAAAATGATATAAATTAATTAAAAGTAAAACAAGAGTATTGTCGTCGATGGTGTTTGGACCACCACTAGATATTTTCCCATTTTTGATACCAATTTTGCCATGCATATCTATAACTTTTGAAAAAATATAATTAGCTAAATACCATTCTTGCATATTAACTATATTTTTATCTTTTGGAAGAAAACTGTTACGTATTTTATATAAATCTTCCATTATTCGAGAAGAAATACTTGCTTCCATATGTTTAATATCATAACAGCGAAAAAATCTTGCTCTATGACGCAATAAATTACAAGCAATTTCATCCCATCCACCATAAAATATAGAGGAACCGACAGAATAACCTTCATGATTATAAGCCATTCTGAGAGAGCGAGTTTTTTGATCATAATATAAAATTAAGCCTACAATATATGTTAAAACATCACAACAAAGAAAGGTTCTTTGTTTACGTTTTTCAAGATCATCATTTATAATTTTCTCTAAACTACGAATTTCTATTTTAGGAGAAGTTTCCCATAGAGTTTCGACAATTTTACCTAAAGCAATATCTGAAAGATATTCTTCTAGTTGAGGTCTAAGATAATCAAATACTTGTTTTTTTGTAGTAAAACCTTTTTGTTTAAACAAAGCACCAGAAGCTGTACTCTTAGCTGCAACATCAATTGCTTGATCTACAGTTAGTATTTTGCTACCACTAAAGTAAGGGGTAACTATAATTTTAAGAGCTTCTAATGCCATTTTATATTTTTCTTCATTAGGATTCATATAAGGACTTGTATACATCTTTTTAAAATCATTATCTAATTTTTTCATATCTAGCGTAGCTAAATAATGTTGTTTAGGAAGAAAAAATTGCTTTTCTCTTGCTATATTTAATAATTCAACATTATGATAATATTTTTCTTTTAAATTAACATATTTATTAAAATATCCTATATAAAGAAAATCTTGAGAAGGTTCAACTATATATGTAGGCTTTAGAGGTTTTTTGTAATTTTAGAAAAAGATTTATTGATTGAATCAATAGTCATATTTGATTTAATAATAGTTGCAATTCTTGCATCTACACAATAAGCATAATTTACATTGGTGTTATCATATCCACCTTTATGGATACCACAATGTGCACCATTATCTGCAAAATAAATTGGACTACCAGAATAACCATAAGTACTATTAATATCATGTCTAAATGTAGAATAGGCGATACCATTAATAATATGTTCTTCAACACCTGTAATTTTACCAAAATAAGTCATTACACCTTTAGGACCAGGAACAGTCATAAAAATATTACGACCAATATCATTGGAAGTGACACTTTTAACAGTATTTAAACTCAATTTCTTTTTATCCAAAGCTGCATAAATTGAATCAGCATGTTCTTTCTTTAATTTTGCACGTCCGTAATCTATGACATCTTTCTCAATATAATTCTCGAATTCATATTTTTTCTTAAAGAGGCTAAAATAAACTTCTTCAGGTCTTACTTTAAGAATACCATCAGAATTACACCAAAAGTGATTATTAGTTAAAACAAAACCATTAGAAAACTCACCAACAGCCCAACGACGACCTTCAAATTCAGTACCTATTTCACGTTTAAGCATAAGATAACCTATATTTTCAATATAAGGCTCATTATGAGGATTAGTTCGACCATCAGTAATAACTTGGTCTTTAAAACCTTGTTGTTCTAATACATTAAAATAATTATCTTGAGGTTTTCCGAAAAGAGATTCAAGAACTTTAGCAACTTTACCACTTTGTTTTCTTTTTAAAGGTTTTTTAGGTTGCAAATTTTCTAAAGATTGAATGTATTCAGGACTATTTCGATAAATAGCTTGTTCTTCAGGAGTACTTTTAAGTATTGAAATGGGTTGATGAACATTCAAAGGTATAGTTTCTGAAGTGATTTTTTGATCAACTGGAGCTATATCTAACCTAGTATGAGAAGGTATCTCATCTTCAAGAAATAGAGTAACAGTAATAGGAAATTTTAATTCATTTAAAATATTACTAGTTTTAAATAGACAATCAGTACATAACTGAGCATCATCTGAAAACCAAAATTTCTTTGTGGTTACAACATGTTGAATTTTAAAAAGTTCACCACAACCTTCAACAATTTTGTCATTGATAACACCACCACAACAAAGAAAACCAACAGAATCTTTTTCATTCTTTAAATCATCCAAATTATCAAAAGTTTTAATAATTAGGTTATGATCTTCAATTTTACGTAATAAAGATTCATTAATACTATAATCTATTTTATTACTTCTAAACTTAGGAACACCACCACCACTTCGATCATTTCTAATTTCAAAATCCTTTCGGACTTCATATGGAGTATGTTGTATAAAATAATCATAATAACTACGAGGAATAATTAAACCACTAGATTTGACACGATTTTCATCTTTCTCGTCAAGATCGAAAGGATTTTCATCATTAACTTTAGAAAGAATAGCATGGTAAGTTTTAGGTTCTAAATGAACATAATTTTCATATAAACTAGTGAAAACATCATGTCCATCTTTAACACCAGTTAAAAAACCTCGTTCATGATTAATTTTAAGAATTCTAAATTGATTATAGTCTATAGGTTCATTTCTTTTAAACTTATTCAAAGCAGGAAACCAAGAAGGTAAAACTTTGTGTAAGGCAAAAGTAGCATTTCTTTGAAGATTACCTTTGTAATCAACAGCAGGATGAGCATTAGGATAAAGTTTTTTAAGTGCTTCAAATTCTTTCATGTCATTTGCTCTTTCAAATACTACACGATCTTTTAAGCCAAGATCTATATCCCAAGGTTTACCTAATTTAAGATCTCTGAAAGCTAATTCATCATTATAACCAAGATAAATTCTATTAGGAGCATCTTTCAATTTAAAATCTGGACCTTCTTCATGATAAGTTTTGGGAACTCGGTTCTTGTTTTGTTTTTCTTGATTACCATTTGTCATAGTAAATTGATTATTATAAGAACCTTGAGTTTGAGCTATCATATCAAAATTATCATGACGTTTAGTTTTATCATCATGATGTTGTTGTCTTTGATTGTACATTTTGTTTTGACCATGGCGTGCTTCATCTACAGAATTTTCAATATTTCTAGAAGGATGAATTTTAAAATCACAATTAGGGAATGGACATTTAATGCCACCTCTTTCATTTGGGCAAATATCGTTTAATTCTTTACCTGTAATATTACTTTCATTCTTAAATTCATCTTCAATAGATTCTCTTTTTCCTAAGAAAAAGACAAGAGCTAATAAAGAGATAGAAACTAATACTAAGACTGTATATTTTACTTTATCATCTAAAGTTTCAAAACCAGGTATAAAATCAAAGAAAGTCAAATTAGAGGTAGAGGTATTGGGTTCTTCTTCCCATATAGGGTCTGCAAAATTAAGAGATTCAGAAGAAGATTGAGTGTGATCTTTAAATTCTTCTTTGAATTCTTCTTCTTCTTCTTCACTGGAACTAGAGGTTAATTGAGCCTCGGCTGATCTTTGTTCCAAAGTGAGATATTTTTCATCATCAACTTTGTTTTTGCGACCAACTAAAATTCGAAAAGAGGTTTTCACACCATCTTTTTGTTTAGTACCAATACGTATGGCATACTGACCATCTTTAACTTTCTTAAGATTTAATTTACCTTCTGAACCATCAGAAATAACATGTTTTTGAACATATCTAGGAGCTTTCTTAAACCATTCAGGATATTTAGGTTTTTTATCATCTTCTAAATTATTCATTAAGTGAGTCATAAGGTCTTTATAATAAACAGGAGTTTGAGTTAAAATTTCATCAATAGTTGGATTAGCTTTAGGTTTATTAAGAGTATTAACTACTGCGTCACCTGCTTTATTAACAGCACAAGTACTACAAGTGTCACGATGACCTTTCTTATACAATTTACAACCTTCTTCACTACAGTTTTCTGGTTCTTTAAAAACACCATTGACAAGTTTAGAGATTTTCATATAAGTTTTAAAATCATTCCATAATTGTAAGGGACGATCAGAATTAGCAGACCATGCAGTACAAATAGAAAGTAATACAACAACAAGATTAATTAAACAATAACCTCGAGCTGACATACCAGTAGTACTCTTATTAAAATGTTCAAATGAATGATCATTAAAACGAGAAGCATCATGAAAAGTATATTTACCTATTTTAATAAAACCATTCTTATTATTTTGTCTATATAATGAATGATTTTTAAATTTAGTAGTAACTTTATTATAAGTATAATAAGCCATCATAACAGACATACCAACTAAAGATATAATTAAAATCTTATCTCTAGTATTTTTTTTATCCCACCAATTGTAAATTCTAGATTGGATAAAATAAACTTTAAAGTTATGAAATAAGGCATGTAATCTATTTTTATAATTTATTAAATTAGAAATTCCATTATTCATTAAAGAAAAACAGTACATTCCTAAATGAAAATAAGTTAAATAAGTATAAATTTTCCTTATTAAGTTAAATTTATAATAAAAATAAATAAATATGATATAAGGTATAATTAATAGAGGATTTGATATTATACTGATAGCTATACCAAAATACATAAAAATAGGTTGTAAAGATAACAATAAAAGAATAATAGGTAGGAGAGGACCAAAAATAGTACTTGTAAAGATATCTAAATTTTCTGAAACATAATCTTTATAAGAAAAACTTTCAGGACTTTCATCAAAAATTTCTTGTATTTTATTAAAATCTTTACGAATATAACACTCTACTGTTTCTAAAACTCTTTCTAAAGGTATTCTTTTGTGATAACCTCTTTTTGCAGGTACAAACATATTTCTATATTTAGTACATATGGCACATTCGCATTTAGCAGCAATAATATCTTTAGCTGAATTATATTGAGCATATTCAGCAGCATAATAAAGAGCATGAGGTTTTAGAGAACCATCGAGATTAACTTGTTTATCACTAGAAAATCTTAATGAAAATGTTTTATGAAATAAAGTACGAGATTTTTTAGTCCAACCTTCCATTTCCCAATGTAGTCTAATATATTTATTTTTTT